GTCAATGTCTGCTGTAGTGTTTCCAATTACAGGAACAGTTAAGCCAGTTGAAGCACTGTTAGCAACAGCGCCTGCAACACCAGCGTTTTCCTCGTTAGTGTCAATCCAAGAACCAAATGCAGCAGATACACCAGCTATGGTTGAAGTAGCAACACGTTTTGTTGCAGCAGGAGTAGTACCAGCGCCAGCGGGAGTTACTCCATAGCATTGAAGAGTTTGCTTCTCAATGTCCATTTGTAACTCTTTACCAATTTTCATTAATTGATAAGCCATTTCTTTTCCAGGAACACCAGCACGATCAAACATTTCAGCTTTTTGTGTAACAGCTACTGTTTTTGAGGCAATCATTACTTGGTTGCCTTTTCGTGTACGAGCAGATCCAACAGCACCTGTTTGAACATCTGCTTCAATTGCAGCGTTAGTTGCTACAGCAGCAGCAAGCTCGTCAGTTAACCACTCATGGTTATCTGCAGTTGCACTAGCAGTTGGAATGCCTGATGTAAAAGGTGTCTGAAAAGGAGACACGTTAAAGATGATATTACCGAGATCTTCTCGGATGTTGTTGCCAGTTGAGTTATCGCGTAAAGAGCTGGCAGTAGTTGAAGTATATTGAGCCATGATTATTTACCTAATTAAAAGAGTCAAATATTAAATCTACGGCAGATCTTTGGTCTATTGAACCATCTGGCAATATAGCTTTTTTAGCTTTTGCCTTCTGTGCCGCAGCCTGTTTTTGCGCTCGACTTTTAGTTGCACCCTTTCGTATGACCGTTTTAGTAGCTTTTTTCTTTGTGCTTTTAGCTTCAGCAACTTGCTTTAATGATCCGCTATTCATAGCCGCATCATGTATGACTTTAATCATAGAAGCGCTGGTTAGGGTATTTAGTATTTCTGGATCTTCTCCAATACTTTCTAAATACTTGCCCATTGTTTCTACTTTTTGTTTTGCAACTTTTTCGTCAGAAAAGCTTGGCTCTTTTTGTAACAAGAGTTCAGATTGTTTTTGTGTTTCAATCTGTTGCTTTTCTTCTTGTTGAGCAGTGTATTGCTCTAAAGTTTTTTGTTGCAAGTCATTTATTTCAATTTGCTTTTGCTCATAAAGAATTTTTTGCTCTAAAGCTTGTTCATATACGCCAGGGTTTGTCTGTTTAAGAGAAAGCAATTCGGCTGTAGTATATTGAGGAGCTTCGCCATACAACATAGCTTGAGCTGTTTCCAGGAGCTTTGCTGTTTGTTCTAAGCTTTCAATCTTGCCACTTTCAAATTCTTTTCTTTCTTCAGCCAACGCTTGAGTTTTGCGCGTATAATCACCTTGCATCAGTATGCCGCTTTTAATCTTCTCAATGTCATCAAGACCATTTTCATTTAAAAACTCTTTGGCAGCTATTAAATAATCGTATTCGCTATCTTCAAGTTCGATGTCGTCAGATAACTGAACTTCATCACTTTCTTCTAGCTCCTCGTCTTCAATAGGATCAGGTGTTTCCTCTACTTCCTCTTCATAAGACTCTTCTAAGTCTTCTTCCAATTCAGCTTCGGGTACAGAATCATTTTCAACTTGTCCTGGTTCTTTAGGGTTAATCATGCCCAATACTGCTTCTAAACCAGCAGCTTCTGTCATTGGGTCGTTTATAGAGAGTTCCGAAGAGTTGTTCTCATCATTCATTTTAAATATCCTTTAGGGTCGCTGTGCGTTATCCTTGTATGTAAAAACAACATATCAGTTGCTTTTTGTAAAAAGTGAAACTAATATGTTTCTTTTGTTAAGTGATAATTCTTGGTTTGTTTTCTTGCAGTTCTAGGTATTGCTGAACAGTTGGTGCATTGAACAACTCGTCAGTAAACCCATCTACCTCTTGCAGCGTCAACTTAGTAAACGCCATTCCTCGCACCCAGTTTAATAAATCGCTGGAAACGATGTAATATTCTTTATTTCCCTCTTGCTTTTCTGCCGAGGGTTTCTCTTTGGTTTGCATACCACTCCAAGTTCTCTTTTAAAGCTTTAACTACCTTTACCTCTCTCCAAAGAGCTTCACCTTGTTCGGGTGTTTGCACTCCAGAAAAAGCCCTGTATAGATTCTCTTCCATTTCCTGGAAAAGAAACTGCACTGCGCTATCCTCAATAAGCCTTGCGGCTCCGTTTGCTACCTGTAGCTTTGTTTCTGTATCAGCTTGTTCAGAATTTAAGCTAGTTACCAATCTTGACTGCTCTCTCACTGCGTGCCTCCAGGTTAAGTTCGGCTAGTTTAAATTCGTTCATATCCTCATGCTCTCTAACTTTAAGCTCTAACTCTTTCTGCTTTAGCATAAGTTCTTGTTTTTCTATTTCTAACTTGCCTTGCTCTATCTGTATCTGAGCCATAATAGCTTGCTGCTCTACAGAAGGGCCAGTTTGGCCCGTAAAATCTGGTGGCGGCTCTGTAAAGTACCTTCCGTTGGCGCTTTTATCATACAGTCTCACCATATCCTCTTGCAACTGTACGATCTGCTTAGGCATTACTGTAACTCCTAAACCTCCAGCGCCTGCCATTGCTTGTTGTGCCTGTTGTGTTTGTTGCATGTGGAATAACTGTTCTGTTTTAGATCCGTTACCCAAACCAACAAGAACGGTGACATCTTTTCTTGCATGCCAGTTTCTAGGATCTACCTCTACAAACCGATTGTCCAATCTAAAAATTTCCATGTCTTCCGCATGGGCAATCTCTAGCTCGTAAATACCCATAAAAACTTTGCGTAAAAATTCACCAAATTCTCTTGCTATTAAGCGAACTCTAGCTTGGCGCTTAGATAAAACCTGACTAACTGCGCCTGCTGCTGTGTTGCCATGCAGGATGTCAGGGCTAATTGAGTTATCAGTTGATCCTACGCTTTGCTCAAGCATGTGATCAGCTATATCCATCATGCTGTTTGTATGCTGGCCAAATTGAGGCTGGTTAGGAAAAGAGATAGCATTAGGGTGTTTAACAACGTAAGGAGCGCCTGGTTTGCTGCTCATTACTGAATCTAAGTCTACTTGGCCTTCTACGATGACAGGGCGACCATTGTTTAAGTTGTATTGGTTGTCTAACTGGTTTCTCCATAAAGTGCTTTTAACTTTCTGGATGGGTGCTGCCGCATCAGCAGGGCAAAGACCTGTTAATCTGTGCGGAATACGAATAGGTGTCCATATATTGTACGGAATCTCATCAGCATCTTCTACAGACAATACAGTGTTGCCTACTTTACAAACCTTGAGAAGCTCATCGTAATCATCTTCATCTCTGTCGCAACGAACATAAATTTCATGCAAATCGTACATTTTAGAAATGTATTCGTTTTGATCACCGTATTCGCTAGTGTCAAAATCTCTAGCTAATTTTTCTGGTGAATCATACTCGTTATAACCAGATGATGTTGAAGCTTTTTCTATTTTCTTTTCATCAAACCCCATAGCAATTAAGTCGCTTTTTGACTTCATGCTGCGCTGCCTAACGTATCTTGCCGTACACATAGATGTTGCGTTTGCGTCTATAGCAAATTCCTCTGACGGTACGCATTCTATTTTTGTTTCGCTTTTTTCTTTAGTTCTGGTCAGCTTGCCGCTGTAAGTTAACATACCAGTCAACTCATTGCGCTCTTCTTCAAACTCAACTATTTCAACTTCTGGATCTAGCTCTAATACAGAGTAAGCTTCTTCAGATATTTCGCTGAAGTTATGAGTTGTAACAACATCTTCCATAGATCGCCAACGCTTTATAATACCCTGGCGCTGCAGTAATCCATCCATTAACGAGTCTAATATAACGCTAAAACCATCGTTTTGACGATAAAAAACATACCTTATGTAGTCTGTTGCTTGTTGCGCTCCATCTATATCTTCTGGGCCTTCTGGCTCAAACCTAACTGTTTCATCGTCAGATATAAATAATTCAGCTATGTCTGCTTTAATATTTTCAACAGTTTGGTAAACCTCTCTAGTTACTATCTGAGAGTAACCAGTTCTTTCATTTCCGTAATGCTCGCCAAGATAAAACTCTATAAGATCTGCTCTAGTCTGGGCAGCATCGCTATCCATGTGATCAGACACGTTATCTTCATAAGCATCAATTACTGTTAATAAATCTTTGTTAGATATTGTCATTAGATAACCCAGTCATATTCTTTATCATTCTCCCGTTTTGCCCAGGAATTTTTGTATGTTGGTTTAACTGCTTGTGCAAACCTTTGGCTCTGGAAGGCGTATCGAGTTGCAGACATTAAATCGTCTTCTTTGTCTACTATCTTGNCGCTTTCTCCAAAATGGTAAGTTCCATACTCTTGTTGCCAATGNTGGCAGCTTTGAAATACTTTGAACAAACCCTTCTGCATAGCCCTGGTCATTGCAGTTATACCAGCAGAAATCTTTATATCCCCCTTAGTTTGCGATATATCAGGGGGGTTTGTAAAATGTTCTGGTAAAAAGTTAACTCCTTCCTGCCTATACTGCTCTGCCATGGAGTCACCACCATCAAATGTTCTGTTGCCATCGTGCGGCCACGCTATTGGCGGTTGGTGCGCTCTAGCTCTTATTGCTATAGCATGCTCTACTGCTGTTTGACGAGATTCTCTGTATTCGTCAGTAATGTAAAAACAACCGTTTTCTGGGTTAATTGCAGCCCACACTATTGCTGTAGGGTGATCAAAACCAAAATCTATTGCACTAATCCGAGGCCAAGAGTCAGGTATAGCAAAGTCTTCTATTACTATCTTTTCAAGCGAATAAGGAAAAACCATGCCTCTACCAAATACAGGCTGGCCTTTTGTACGCATTTCTCTTTCGTTAGGAAGATACTGCGCTAAAATCTGTTCTTTTGCATCTTCATCAAGGTGTGGCGCTTCATCCCACCCTGCTTGTATCAGAAACTGGCCCTTTTTNCTATCTTTTAAAAACTGGTTAATAACAGGAGTCATGCCGCTTTCAGGGGTAAACGTCATCATAACGAAACCCCTTTTATCCAGTGTCCTTGTTAAACACTGAGTATATATATTCTGTGCTGGTTGCTCGTCTAACCAAATCCAATCTAGAGACGAACCCATGAATTTTTCTTCGCCCATTTCATAGGACTTAAACGATAGCACCGACTCACCTATATGCTTTCCTGAAGGGCTATGAAACTTTATAACTAGACTTTCTGCTGCATTTGGAATCTGTGGTTTTCTGATAACGTCAACAATGCAATCTTTTGGTATTGCTCCTGATCCTCTTAATTCTATATTAACAGGATCGCCCAGCAATTCTTTTTGCAGAATGTCTCTTGTTGTAACCGTACTAGCACCAGCAGCCCAGGCATTAATTGGTTTAGTAAATCGTTTACCTGTCCACCAGTCAGGGTACTTTCCTGTTAGGTGACACGCTGTAATCCTGGCTCCTGTGTAAGTTTTGCCAACCCTGTTACCCGCCATCGCTAAACATTGGTTATTTTCTTTTGTTGCATTTGCAAGTATTTCTTGCCAACCATACGGGCTCCATTGAGAGATAGCATTAAACCTTCTTCTCTCCTCTCTTTCCTGCATTAAGGTTAAGAGCTTTTCTTTTTCAACCTTGTTTAAGCTGTTTGACATTATCAGATGACTCAATTAGTTCGGATAGTTGTTCATCAAGTTCTGCATCAGACAGGTCAGATACTGTCTGTTTAAGGTTAACTTCTTTAGGTTTATCGTGACCTGTTCTGTGCAGAATATCTTGCGCGGCTTTTAAGCGTATTTCTGGTCTTATTTCTGGATTGACCATAATGTCTTCGATGATTTTAGTAGCTAACGAGGCAACTTGATTTTCTTCAACCAAATCATCTCTACGCTCTCGTATAATAGATTTTAAATCTTTATACAGCCTGTACGCATTACCTTTATCTGGAGAATATCCAGCAAGCTTAAAAGCATCCATAACAGTCATTTTTGTTGGATCTGGGCCTTCGTGATAACCTTTAGCCATTAAATCAACAAACTTTTCCTGCTGTGCTGTTAGCTTTCTTTTTCTTTTAATCAAAAAACACCGCCACGCTTTCACCTGTAGCAGACTTGGTTACTCTGAAAGTAGAACCGCCACCCCTTGATGTAACAACGCCAACAGAGTCACCGTTATTGCAAATTGTTCCTACCTTGACGTATGAGCCACCGTTAGTCTCCTTGATTTGCAACTCAAGAGATTCTCCTGTACTTAAAGGTGGAACAGTAAAAAAAACTCTTGCAGCACCAGTAGCTAAAACAAAATCTACCCCTGTAGCTGCTGCTGTTCCTGTCATAGCAGGGTTTCCACCTGCGGTTGTTGTATATGCTGTACTCATTATTACCTCGTTAGTTAGTAATTACGTTATTTGAAATTATGTTGCTGATTATTATATAGTCAATCATATTAGTTTGCAGAATATTTTGTCCCATTGTAGGTAACGCCATTTTGTTCTGCCGTTCCAGTTTCTACTTTAGAATAATCTTCTTCATTGACTACTCCTGCAAAACAATTATCTATAGATGACCCGTTAATAGTTGAAAAAGTAAATTCTGTAAAATTAGTTTCGTAAGATTTAAAATTATCTACCGCAGAAATCCAGTCAGTATCGTGTATATAACTTTTACTTCCAGATGCGTTTTTCCCAAAATATGCTGAAGCTAAGGAAACCTTGTTATCATTCTCTATACCAGCCTCTATAAATATTAAGTAATCGTCTTCATAAACACCTAGAACGTAATTCATTTTTTCAATGCGACTCTTTTGTTTAATCAAAGATTCTTCTTGTGTAAACTGTTTATGATGTGCAGGGAGCTTTTCCCATGAATCATTAAAAAGCCTAGTAAATTCATTATCACTGTAAGTAGGATTTAATATGCAAGAGTACATTAATCGCTCCTTAGTTGAACTTTAATTATGTGGCCAGCGGCTAAATTTAAAGCTACTGCTAGAGGGTCTTTTTGAAAATACACACGATACCCAGTTCCAGAAGATGCTGCTGCGCTAGTAAATGTCATATCGCTTCTTAGAATTGTAGTTTCTGTCCCTAAATTAGTGTTAATAACTTTAATGCTTTTAAAGAAATTAGCATCAGTATTAGCTGGCACTGACGCTGCCGCATCTGGGAATACTGCTTGAAAACTTAAATAATTTGCCGCTCCAGAATCAGGGTCTGTTTCCACAAACAGTGGTACTGAAAAACCTAAAGGCTGACCTGCTTGGCTATCTGCATCAGCAACATCACCGTTTGCTATGGTAAAAGTAGCTGGGCTAACGCTACCATAACCTGTTGAAAATCCTGTTACTGAGTAGCCTCTTAGTATATCTTTAAGGAAGGGATTTGTTGTTTGGCCTACAGTTACGACAAGCTCACTGATTAATC